GTATTTTAGTAACTCATCCTTTAAATAGGTTTGATTTACCATTTTTAACTCTAAGTGCAGTTATTGATGGAGGTTGGAGTATCCCGTCAGGAAACGTTCCTTTCTTTTTAAAGAAAGACTTTGTTGGAATAATTCCTGTAGGAACCCCAATTGCTCAATTAATACCATTTAAGAGGGAAGAATGGGAAGCAAAGCACTCCCTTAATCTTTTTGAAGAGTCTCTAAAGAATAAAACCCTAAGTCTTAATCGTCATAGTTGGTACAAAAATACTTACTGGCAAAGAAAAACATATAAATAAACTACTTGGTTAAAAAGGGATAAAAAATGATCATTGCCTCGGTTAATGCAGGACACAACGCATCTCTGGCGTTAATGGAAGACGATAAACTTATTGTTTTTATCGAAAATGAACGGTTAAATAACCTAAAACACTCTGATACTGTATTTCAAGCAATATCATTACTTCCTAAATACGTGGATCACGTTGATCATTTTATAGTCAATGCTTTAACGCCAGCGGTAGGATTAGCAACTTACAGAAAAGAACCTGCTTATGTTGCTCAACTTATTGGATTAAACAAAACATTTGCTGCAGATAAATTTCAATTTTATAACTGGTGGCACAACCATCATCAAATGCATGCTGCAACTGCTTTTTATAATTCTGGATTTAAAGATGCATTATGCATAGTTAAAGATGGCGCAGGTTCTCATGTAATTTTTGACGAAAATAACCCTATTGAACCACAAGGTTATGGAATAGAAAACAGCACTGCGTTTCTATTTTCATACCCTAACGTGACCACATTAGTAGAAAAACATATCTACTATCCTGAAATATATGAAAATACTAAACATTGGATTAAAAATAATGTTTACGTCAGTAGTAATTTTTCTGAAGGGTCTGCTTTTGAGGCTGTGTGTGAGGATTTTGGTTTTGGCGCTCTTGAAGCAGGAAAAGTTATGGGAATGTCATCTTACGGAAAAGATGACCCAAATATTCCTGATATGTATGTAGATAAAGGACTAATAAATCCTAAAGTATTTAAATTCTCTGTTAATCCAGAAACAGACAGTAGATGGCCGCAATTAGTTTATAAAGTGCCAAAAGACTTTCAATCACGAGCCAACTTTGCATGGAAGTTACAGTCGCAAGTTCAAGAGCAAGTTGCAAAGTATGTTCTTGAGATGTTAAAAAGAACTGGACAAAAGAACCTGTGCCTATCTGGGGGTTTCTTTTTAAATTGCGTTTCTAATTATCATTTACTAAAAAACCTGCCCGCCGACGTACAAATCTACGTAGAGCCTATATCTAGTGATGCAGGCAATGCTTTAGGAGCAGCCAAGTTTTTATATCACACACTTACTAACGACACAACGATACGCCCACAAACAAATATATATTATGGATTAGAACACAACATCAAGTTATCTGACTTAAAAGATGAAAAGATTATTGAAAACGTAACTCCTACAGATGTCGCTAAGTTACTTGCTGATAAAAAGATAGTTGCTCTTTATCAAGGAAGATCAGAAGCGGGTCCACGAGCCCTGGGTAATCGAAGCATCCTTTATGATCCACGAGATCCAAATGGTAAAGATCATGTTAATACTGTAAAGAAAAGAGAGTGGTTCCGCCCATTTGCTGGAACCGTGCTCTTAGAAAAGGCACGAGAGTGGTTTGATCTCAGATCTCTTACTGAATCAAAATTTATGATGTTTGCTGTAGATGTCGGGCCAGATAAACAAGCGTTAATTCCAGCCATCACACATGTTGATGGAACCTGTCGAATGCAGACTCTAAAGAGAGAAGATAATCCTAATTACTATGATTTGATCCAAGAGTTTGATAAATTGACGGGAGTACCCATCCTATTTAATACATCCTTTAATTTAGCGGGGAACACTATCGTTGAGACTCTAAAGGATGCTTTATGGACAATTCATAATTCAGCAATTGATTATCTATACCTACCCGAGTTAAAGGTACTAGTAACAAAAGCGCCCTAAATTTTTCTTAATAGAGCCCCCAGACAGTAGCCCTAATGTCACAATAGAGCCATGGCTAATACACCCAATGAAGATGGTAGTTTTGAAATTCATCTAGATGAAGATAGCGTAAACGCTTATAAGCAAATACACGCTGCAGCAAAGATGGCAGCAATGGGCTCTGAGATCGAAAGAACTCGCTCAGTAAGTATCCACAACCATGCTGATCTATTAGATCATATGCAATCAGACAATGGTCACATCATGGGAAAGTACGCCCAATATAGAAACTCCCATGAAGATGCACATATCCCAGGAGTTCGTCCAATAGACAACGACTTTGATCATGAGTTATCACATAAAGAATTAATTGCGCTACACCATCACGATCACAATAAGTATCCAGATGATCCACATACCACAGTTGATGGCGAACACTTCCATCACTAATGAGCAACTTATCTAAACAGCAGTTCGGCCCCATGTACCATGGCACTCGTGCAGATGTAAGTGGTGGCTTCGTATTACCTGCTGTCACTGAAGGTGAGGGTCGCATGGCTCGTGCATGGGCTACAAGTGATCCAGAACAAGCAAGATTCTTTGGCGAAACTAAAATGCCAAAGGGCGCCGAGAAGAATCCAGTTAAAGTTTATAAAGTATCACCAGTTAGCGATGAAGTTAAAGAAGAGTCTGGGAACATAGAGGGTGAACGCTTCTATTCTTCCCCTCACGGATTTATGATTACAGGAGAACACAAATGAGCGCCCAAAATTTATCTACTCAACAATTTGGAGTTAAGGTAATGCCTAAAGAGATGTATGTAAATGTCGCTATGCAGATGACACCTCCATCAGAAGCATCCAATACAGTAAGTAGTACAAAAGCATGAGCGCCAAATACTCACGTAACGAACCATTTAACAAGATGCAGATTAAAGATGGTTGGATAGTCATCATGCGAAAAGATGGATCTATCAAGTCACGCATTGAGCCATACCGACCAAAGGTTAAAAAATAATGTATGAGTACCGTGTTAAGAAGGTCCACAAGGTAGTTGATGGCGATACTATCGATGTTGATATTGATTTAGGGTTCTCTGTCTCATTCTTCTCTCGTGTGCGCCTAGCAGGTATAGATACACCTGAGAGCCGTACAACTGATGCAAAAGAAAAAGCCCTCGGCTTGGAAGTTAAAGAAAAGATTAAAAAAGAATTAGCGGCGGCAAAAGATGTTGTAATTAAGACGGAGAAGCCTGACTCATCAGAGAAGTACGGACGCATACTTGGGTGGGTATTCTTAGATGGCGCCGATCTCTCACTTAATCAAAAACTAATCAATGAAGGTTATGCTTGGACATATGGTGGCGGCACGAAGATTAAAGACTTTGATGAATTAGTAGCAAAGAGACAGGTGAACCCATGACGACCATGTGTGAGCATGTCTATAAGAGTATAGGCATAAGTTTGTGCCCCAAGTGCGGTCTTGATACTCACGACACTAATTGGGATAAACAAAATAAATTAATGGCTCAATGGCATACTGATAATCCTGATGCTGAGTATGAGGGATGGATGTCGATATGAGTTCAAAGAAGTGGATTCCACATCCAACCGATAAGTGGCAAGTTGACTGGCACTCTCTTAAGTATCATAAGCATGCCATGACTTTTGAAGAGTCTAATGCATTTATGTCTACACCCAATGAAGATGGCTCACATAAGACTCGCCTTGATTTTCACAACCACTTACATGATCAAGGACAATTTGGCATTGGTGAACCTCATGATCACTTTACTCCCAAGGATAAGAAATGAAGAAGAAAAGTTTTTCAAAGAGTGGTTACTCTAGATCTTCTTATGGGAAAAGATCTGTCCAGGAGCGCTTTAAAGTTAAAGATGTAAATGAAGAGGGTGGAGCCGATTATATTTCTGCATGGGTAAATAACAATTTAAATAAGACGCAGATGGCGAGTGCTGAGGGAATTAAAGATTTAATGCAAGGACCAAAGTTAGGTTATAACGTAAGGAAGCCTAAGAGGTCTGAGCCAAGGGAAGAAGATGAGTAATCTATCTCCTAAACAATTTCACACTCTGTATCGTGGGCTAAGTTTTACTACCGATATAAAAACACCCCTCGGCATGCATTGGACAGAGGATCCAGAGAGAGCCGTCGGCTTTGCAAGAAATCCTATTCGGCGTGGACCTGGCGTTGTAATTGAAGGACAAGTGGCTAAGAAGAGTCGTGAAACTCGTCCTGATGTATTAAAGAAGAATCAAGTCTACGATGAGTATTGGGAAAATGAAGTTCCTGTTAAGAAGGGCAGCACCGTGCACGTAACTGCTGTTACTAAGTTAAGTGACAAGAGAGATCGCACACGCACATACACTCCACCACGAAAGTGGAAAGCATAATGGCTGCTCAAGATAACTTATCTAAACAACAGTGGAATCAGTCAGAATTAACTTTTCAAGTACACCGTGGTGTAACTCGTAAATTTAAAAAGGATGCACCTCTTGGAATGCATTGGTCAGCAGATCCTCAAGTAGCAAGAAGATTTGCTGGATCCTTTGGCACCGTTATGCATGCTGAGGTCCCTATTAGTGCTGTAGAGATGGATAGTAAGAGATTAAGTCGTGCTCAGGTTGATTTGCGTGATAAAGAGATGAAGCGTCCAGAAAAGGAAGTCCCAGTTAAACCTGGCGCAAAAGTAAAGGTTACTGGTATTTCTGGACCTGAAGCAGATCCTGTTACAGGTAATTGGAATGGATTAAGAAGAAATGAATCTCCAACATTTTCCTCTTGGGTAGCAAGTAAAGACAGCAAACGTCCTGCAAGAAAACGTACATATAAAAATCCTAAAGAGATGCAAGCATGAGTAGAGGTAACGAGTTTGTTAAAGGCGTTTGGAAACAAGCACCACTTATACATACGCCACAAGAGTTGACCCATATTGCAAAAAGCCTTACATCTGATAGCCATCCCGACTTAGGAACTGGAAGTCCACTTAATACTAATGAGTTAGGTTATCTTGCTGGAGATAAGTGGTCTGCAGAAGGCGAGTGTGACAAGGCTTGTCGTATAGTGCATGACTATCTTCCTCACGGATCTCATGTAAAAGAATACCGAGATTCAGGCGCTAATAATCATCAGTTTGGGAATCATTATGTGCACCACGTTCCTACCACTGAAGGAATGCATGTAGTAGATTACACACAACGTCAATTCAATGCACGGGCTAAGTTTCCAGTAGTTGAATCTCAAGAAAAATTTGAAACACGTAAATCAATGAAACGATTTTCTAAAAATCGAGATGTGGATCACAGAGTTTTATGAGTACTTTAAATCAAAGACAATTTAATATGCCTGTTCCTGAAAATGTTCAAATAAGAAAAGCAGGCGGTAAAGGTCATCTTGAAGGCGATAAGAGTGAGAGTGCTACTGGCATGGTTAGAACTGAGCGATTAATTCCTTTGATGGAACATAGACGTCTTGGTGCTGACGCCCAACCTTCTAGTGCTAAGACCATTGCTGGAATTAGAGGAGACATTAAGAGTGGCAAAGGTATTAATAATCCAATCATGGTTGCATATGATCACACTAATAAGTGGGGCGTTGTTGGTGAAGGTCACCATAGATTAGAGGCTGCAATGGCAGAGGGCGTCTCCCATGTGCCAGTAACAGTTTATCGTCAGCCAGGACTAGGTGAAAGAAAAGAAAACTTTAAAGGTGGTCATCTAGCAATGACAACTAACTTTACTGATAAAGGAAGTTACGAAGAACGTACAGGAAAAGAGTATGTGCCTACTAATGTCCATCCCGCCCACTTAAAGCAGTTTCAATGAACAACTACGATCACCAAATAGTTTCTAATGTTAGAGAGCACCTAACTGATGACCTACGTAGTGCAAAGTTTCGTGGACACGAGTGCAAGACCGCTGGCCACTGCTACGTCGCCAGTGAGGCGGTGTACCACTCACTAGGTGGTAAGTCTGCTGGCTATACTCCAATGCAGATTAAACATGAAGGAACTAGTCACTGGTTTTTAAAGCATTCATCAGGAAAGATAATTGATGCAACCTCAGATCAATTTGCAACTGCAGTTCCTTATGAGAAAGCCAAGGGAAGAGGCTTCCTCACTAAGGAGCCGTCTAGACGTGCAAAGACATTAATGAGTCGTCTGGAATCGAATCCCTAAACTCCTCTATTGGAACTCTCCAACAGTTTCCTGACTTCTCTTGAGACCACCACTCATCTTTTTGACATTCTGCTACTGGTAACCAGCCATATATCTCTACTGAAGAGAAATACTCTAGATCGTGAATTCTTGTGCCAACAATTATGGCGTTCTTATTCACATCCTTGCTCCATACAGGTATTGCATCCTTTGTTCTGACACAACGCACCTCTAAGTTACTTCCAACATCGGGGTGATTAATTCGGTTCTTATGCTCCTCATTTGTATACCAAGGAACGTTCCAGGGCATTTTATAAAATTTAGCCACCGCATACTCTGCGACATTTGCTCTTATATTTGCATTTAGTTCAAACTCAAGCCAACCTTGACGTTTGCCCTCAGCATAGTTTGGGCGATCTATACTGCCCCATTTTAATAGCCAGCGTTCCATACCCAGTTGAGCACAGATTCTAATCTCATCTTTTGTTAGTTCTACTATTTTTGCCATGTGCCAAACCTATCACACTGCGACAATAGCCCCATACGAAAGGAGCCAGATGGCAGACAAAGGCACAGCAGCAGCAATTATTGAGGTTGCAGAAAAAGAAGTTGGCACTATTGAAGGTCCAAAAGATAACGAGACTAAGTACGGTAAGTTTACCAAGGCTGATTTTCTACCATGGTGTGGGTCTTTTGTTATGTGGTGTGCTAATCAGGCAGGTGTAAAGGTTCCTAATACAGTTTCAACTGTGGCAGGTGCAACAGCATTTAGAAAGATGGGTACCTGGGTAGACGCAAAAGATGCCTCTCCAAAACCAGGAGACATAGCCTATTTTGATTTTCCAGGAGATGGTGTAGATAGAATTTCTCACGTAGGTATTGTTGTATCTAACAATGGAGATGGAACAGTTACCTGCATTGAAGGCAATACTGCAGGAACTGCAAAAGGTGATCAGCGCAATGGTGGAGAAGTTTGTAAAAAAGTTCGTGGCTACATATCCAATAAAAAGAAGGTCATGGTATCTGTTGTTGGATTTGGTCGCCCTAACTATATTGGTAACGAAGTTGAGGCAAGCGTCCCTGTTTCAGAGACACCAACCTTCCCAGGAACTATTAAACCTGGAAGTAAAGGAAACAACGTCAAGGTTGTTCAACGTGCTCTTGGTCTAATGGCTGATGGAGACTACGGCCCAGCCACAAAGAAGGCTGTAATTGCATTCCAAGACAATCACGACATTTTGGACTCTAACGGAATTGTTGGCCCCAAGACCTGGGCAGAACTGGTCAAACTCCTATAAATTGGACATTTTACCCCCATAGCCCTCTAAGAACCATCTGGTATTCTTGGGGGGCTTTCTACTGAAGGGGTGCCCATGACAACTATCATCGGAGTACAGTACGAAGATCGCTGCATCTTACTTGCAGATAATCAAGTAACAGATGACAGTGGTCGAATCTATCGACATCCACAGATGGCAAAAGTTACCGAACGTGGTGATTTTATAATTGCTGGTTCTGGAGAGGTCTCTCCTTGCGACATTGCTCAACACATTTGGAATCCACCAAAATTAACTGCAAAAGATTCTAAAGATGTCTATCATTTTATGATTGCAAAGGCTATGCCTTCTCTTAGAAAATGTTTGACTGAAAATGGATACGACTTTAATGAGGACCACGACAAATCTAAAGAAGGGTTACGATTCCAATTCTTAATGGCTGTTGGTGGCGAGTTGTTTGATATTGATCAAGATTTGGCTGTTATGAGAAGTATGGATGGAACATATGCAGTTGGCTCTGGTGCAACGTACGCTTTAGGAGCCTTACATGCTGGTGCTAAACCAATGAAGGCTATGGAAATTGCTGCAAAACTCACAGCCTTTACTTCAGGTCCATACATTGAAAAGGAACAACTTAAGTAACTTTTGTGGGATACATCACACTTTATAAAAGTTACTCCTGATATAAACATAAACATGTATTAAAATAACAGCGTCTATTATAGATACTGCTCTTTTACTATTTTTAACACTTTTAACAACATTTCGACTCCTTCAGTGTCTTATTAGATGTAAGAAGATAAGGTATTTAAAGACTCCATCGTGAGCCTATTTTAAGGAGACACAACTAAGTGATATCACTGAAAAAAATCGCACTTGTTAGTGCTGCAGCATTGACAAGCACCGTTCTTTTAGTTCCATCAGCAAATGCAAATGTATTAACTCTAACCGTTAACGGTTCAGCAGCAACTGGAGGCACAGCAGCAACTGCTCCTGTAGCACTTCCTGTTCCAGCAGATAACAGCGTTGATTTAGCAGATGCATTAAAGATTGCTGTAACAGGTTTAGATACTGGTACAGTTGTTACTGCTGTTGCTACAAATGCAACATTAGTTCCAGCCGTAGCAACTTCTACTGCTCCAGTTACTGCATCCTCTGGAACTGCAAGTCTTTCTATTAGTACAGGAACTGGTACCACTGCTGATATTTTTGTTTATACAAAAACAACTGCAGTAGGATCTGTTGCTGTAACTATCCGTGGAAATACAACTACATATTACGTACAAGGAACTGCTGGTGCACTTAATGCAATTGCACTAACCGCACCTGATTCAGCAGCGGCTGGAAGTACTCAATCATTAAAGGTAACTGGATACGATGTATTTGGAAACTTAAAAGGTGGAGCATCTATCAATGCTGTTGTAAGCAATGGGTCTACAGCCTCTGCAACTACTTTAACAACAGACACTGTTACAGCAACAAATGGAACTAAAACATTTGATGTAGCAATTCCAGCAGCAGGTCAAGTTACTGTAATTGTTTATGCAACTGTTGCTACTGCAATTGCTGGCATGTCAACTCCTGTTGGGTCAGTTAGCAAGAACATTGCTATTCGTGATCTTGCAGGTGAGTTAGCAGCAGTCCAAGCAGCACTTGCAGCAGAGAAGGTTGGTCGTGCCGCTGATAAAGCAGCCTATGACTCAGCCACCGCAACTGCTACAAAGCAGATTGCTGATCTAAATGCAGCAATTGCAAGTCTAAAAGCCCTTTATAACAAGTTGGCTAAGAAGTACAAATTAAAGACTATTAAGTAGTATTTCCCTACAACTTAATATGAGCCTCCTGAGCATGAGGACGCAAAAACTGCTCATCTAATTTTATGATAGGCTCTGGGGATGTCTAAAACCCAAGATAAAAAAACACAGAGAAAAACAGAACAAGCCGAATTTCTTTGGAATCAGGCTCAATTACGGTCAGCCCTAATTAAAAATCAATTAGACCTTGCTGTCCAAACCTTTAAAGAACTAAGTGGAGAAATGACTGAAGAACAGGTAAAAGCAACCGAAGAACAGACCCAAATTCAATATAAACGTATTGAAGAGTATCTAATGAGCGAAAAAGAGAAGTATTTAGAAAGACTAGGTATCCAACAGGACTGATAATTGGTCTATGCTAAAAAAAGTATTCTTTACGATGACTCTGACCGCCCTTCTTTCAAGTTGTGGTTATGATGGGCACTTCAGGTATCCTTGTCAAGATCCTGCAAATTGGGAAAATGCAGAGTGCAAACCACCAATCTGTACAGCCAACGGGGCATGTCCAGAAGATCTAGTTGGTCAAAAAGAACCAGAAGGAACACAAAATGGCTAAAGAAAGATTAACACCTCAAGATTTAGATGCAAGATTAAAGTTTATTTTAGGTATTACATTAGGTTCTATTCTGTTTATAACCGCTGTTGGAATTATGTATGCCCTTATATTTGTTACACAACCAATTAATGGACAGTCTGAAAATGATAAGATGTTCTTTAATGTGTTAGGCAGTGTTGCAACCTTTATTACAGGAACACTTGCTGGTCTTCTTATTGGTAGTAGTAACTCTAATGCAGTGGCTACTCCTGTAACCGACATTGTTACTGAAGTTACACCTAATGTTGCTGAAGTTAAAGCAGTTACAGAAACAGTTACAGAAGAAGTTCCTGCAGCAAAGTTAGACGACCCTAACTACAACTAACGATTGTCTGTCTTGTAAAAACCGCCGCCTTTAAAGACGGCTGTAACAGGAGAGTAGACTCGAATTAGAGCGTAGCCACATTGTTCACAGAAGTACTTATCTTCTGAGTCATTGATGCTACGCTCTTTTTCATAATCAATGTCACAATCAATACATGTGTAAGAGTACAGTGGCATTATGAATGGATGGTCATTACTGAAACCATCTGACCACAGTCAACACATGTTTCATAGGTTTTAGCGGTAAATGGGCATGAACTTTTTTCAGTAACAACATGTTTGCACCAAAACGCTTTAATTACTTCTAGTAGTTTCATTTTTACTCCTCCTGGTATGAGTATACATTACCTGGTAAACAGGGCATAATTGGGTTATGCCTACTATATTAGAGACGCATAAACCGATAGCGATTACTGACCGCTGCGATCAATGTGGGGCTCAGGCAATGGTGAGAGCAACTCTGGCAAGTGGAGAGTTATAGTTTTGTGGTCATCATGCTAGAAAGACTGGTAATAAGTTAGTTTCACAATCTGTTGTTGTT